GCCTCATCTTGGGACAGCACCCTACATTTTTCTGGATGTTGTTTCCTATATTCTTTTATTCGAGGAGTCCATGTGGCCATTATATCATTACAAGCCCATTCCAAACTATCTGGTGGAACCTCATATGCCCTATCTGCAACATGAGTTAACGCTTTATTATGATGAATCCATGGCTTACTCATATCAGGCGCTTTGAATGAATTCCTAGTGCCACAATACTTATCCACACTATCACTAATTATAGTTTTCTTGACCATGGATCTATATTTAGCCAAATTTGTATTATGACCTAATATTTCCATACAATTGTATGGATCAAGTTCGCCGTTATCAAATATTTTTGTAGCTGGATGTTTGCCAGGACCTGTAATTATCTCATACCCCATTCTGGGTTTTAAATAATTGCCTGCATGTGGTACATTAATGTGAGACCATTTCTTCTTCACTTGTTCCAATGCTTCATGGTATTGAGAATACGTAATTTCTTGGGCATATCCTATAGATTTGGTACCAGAATGATTCCCAGCAGTATGAAAACTTAAAATTATGCCGTCTCTTTTATCAGATACTAAAGGCGATCCACAATAACCACTCTTAGTCATTTCTGATGTATAAGTGAGACCTCGACCAATAAACATTTGTCCACTATATACAGCCTCACTATATCTTGCATTAACAACTTCACTATCATAACCTTTGTCATCTTTTCCTTCCTTGCCTGTCTTATATACAATTGTTGCTTTATGACAGTCTGTGCCAGTTTCAGTTGGTAACAACACATCCAAAGATTTCTTAATTTTAGGACAAGTGGGCACACTATATAGTAACATATCCTTTCCTTTAATTTGAACACAAGAAGCAGAATAAATTCTACTTTTGAACTTCACTCCATTACATTCCAAACGTGTATTTCTGTATTCGACAAAACCACTATCTTTTTCCAAGTAATTGTTTAACATAAAATGCAAAGGAAACATTATAACACCTGGTGTCAAAATTATTCCTCTAATCACAAAATCATTCTTTGGATTGTCTGGATCATCGCAACGCATTATTATTAAATTTTTTCCTATGCTATTGCGTGTTTCTTCAGCAGACATATTCATAACACTTTTGGATTTAGGTACTTTCCTATTCCATGAAAACCAATCAGACCAGGTTTTATTCGTGGTAGTATTTAATTCTACTTCTGGATTATTTCTTATAGAATTCCACATATACAATCCAGAAACTATCACACCTATTACTCCGACAGCTGTAGGAACATGCGCGTTATATTCACATGGTTGTCTGCGCATTCTATCATAAAGTTCTCTTTGAAATCCAATATCATGATTTGCCCTTGCACTGATAGCTTGGTACCTATCATATATTCCCAGCTGTCTTCTTAAATACATATACAAAAAGGAAATAATTAAAGTAAAGAAGAAAACGACTATTGGTATCATCCACCAATCATACTTTTCCCACACTATAGTCCATCTATAAATGGTAACCTCATCCCAGCCAAAATACTTAAATAAGCTAAGAAAAGAATACCATTTATCAACATTGCACCAATAGGATCGCATATACAATGTATTGGGACAAATATCATCAGCAAGTCGTTCTAAATCCATTTTTCCATCCAAAAATATACGATATGCTCCAATAGCACTCATGTTAATATCCGAATATTGAGGAAAAATTGGTTTCCAATGATATCTAATAGTGGTATGACTTTCGTAGTATGGTATGGGTGTGTGCATTTGAATGTGACGAAACCAACTAAAACAAGTTCCCAATGTCCATAATGCCACACAAACCGCTAATGTAAAAGATCTTTTCAATAGAGTGCGAAATGGCGTAAATATTTGTTTATCACAAGCCAAATAAAATATGAAATTATCCTTCAATTTACCTAAAAACTTTTTAGAACCATCGTTATTATGTGTCCATGACGAGGGTACTAAACTCAATGCTCTAACGCCAATTTCATCAGGAATCCATTCCAACTCTTTAATTAAATCTTCTTCTGTGCTATCCCATATATAACGATCTATCCACCAGGCATCTCTAAGAGAACTAAATGGATTAACCCATTGCATACATGTTTTAGTAGCAATACTTAACAAATGACCTGGAATGGAATTGCTCGATAACAAACCTTCACATTGATTCACAGGTTTGGCACAATGGCAATATGAACATGTGTTCAAAAAGTTATACACACATTTTTTTCCCTCTTTGACCACATGTCACTATT